CCTGGTAGGTCGGAGTATTTATCAAACCAATCTTTAGCTTGATCGCATGTCTTTTCTAAATTCTCTAAAGCATCAGGAATAATATATTCAGTAGGTTTTAACTCTTGAACCCATTTAGCAAATGAGTCGTTATCATATGCTTCACCTAATTCAAAAATACTATTATCAAGTAATACATGTCTATTATTATTTACACAATTCTTATAGAACTGTAGGTACTCTGGATCTTCATCAAATAAATGAACTAATGCATAATCATAATCATTAAACAGTAGACTCTGCTCAAATAACTCCTTAGGTACTTCGTGACTAATCTTCATAACTACTCCGTATAAATTGATGAATTATTATCATTCTCAAAACATTCTACTTTAACAACTTTACATCTACCACCATCAGTTAATGCTAATCGTTTATTAAAGTGATCGAATACTAATTTAGCGCAACTCTCTGCACCCATTTTATCCATTACAACTAACTTACATAGTCCTAGTTCCTCTAGATATGTAAACGTCTCTAATTGCGGATCATCTTTCTCAATTAACGTAGTATGATCCCACATATCACTCATCCATGATTTTAACCCGTTTCCTATAGGTGCATCTTTAAATCCACCATAATCTACAATCCAGTTCATTTCATCTAAACCATCATTATTAGTTATATCATTTGCCTCAAACCACACTTTAAACTTTAAAGCATATCCATGTAGCAGCTGACAGTGAGAGTGTTGAGCTCGCCACTGCCTAATTGCTACTGAATAGTTTTCGAATAATTTTGTTGACTGGTATTTCGCCATAACAGTTCCTCTTTATAATTTATAACAATATAAGAAAAATATTTTAGATCGCCAAATAATTTACTTATTATTCCTACTATATAGGAAAACCATAATATAATTTCTCAATCCAACACATTTTACCTAATCTCACAACTTCCACCAGCACAAGCTAACTCACCTGTTAAGTTGGTATCATCCTGCAATTCTACAATATTTGATAAATCTATATCTGTTAGTGATTTCATCATCTCATTATATTCCGCTTCTGTAATATCCTCGAATGGACTTTGTACATATGTACCTCCATCATATGGTAAAACAGATAGCCCGTTATATGAGTTTTTGTTTTCCCACATCCACTCACCAGCCGCTTCCCACTCATCCTCTCTCAATGAAATTGTTGCTGATACATTATGCGTATTATTTCCAGTCCTATGACCTGATTTTACCCATTCTGTTGCAACTTTCTTAACTCTGTCTAGTAACTGAAATGGTGTTTCTGTTCTTAATATAGACCCAGCAGGTGCTTTCTGCGGTATCTCAATAACTGCAGTATCATGAGGTCTAAAGTACTCATCATCGATTAACTCAGGATGATTTTCTAGTAAGTATGGATAGATTGACTCATTCTTACCTACACGAATACGTCTAACATAGTAATCGTTATGCCACGCGTGAATACCAGATGATGTCCCTAGCGTTAATGATGTTGTTCCAGCTGGTTTCACTGTAGTACATCTTGCTGATTTTCTTATTCCTATTACTTTTGCTACTCTAGCATTCTCTTTCTTAACTACCTCAGCTGCTTCAGACATATCATATTCTAATACAGCTCCGGATCCGATACCTGTCATTGATATACCGATCAGCGCATCTTTCTCTGTAGTGTCTTGCCATACAGGACGTAAGTAGTGGAAGTTTGTATAACCAGCTTGTAGAGTACCTACAAATGCAGCTGCTTTAACTCTCGCATTTAAATCTTCTTGAGACTCTATATTAGATACATTAACTTCGCATAGATTACAGAATTGAAATGGCCTTAATGCAATTTCACAGCATGGATTAGTACCCCAATCCTTATCATTACTAAAATATATACCAGGCTCTCCAGCTCCAGATAATTCAACGCGTTTCCACACATCCATAAAAAACTCTTTGGTAATTTTATGACGCATTAGTACTGCAGAGTTATTAGCTCGACCTCTCTGTGGATTAGTTTCCCACCAATCACCTGCTTTACATGAAATCATTTCGTCATCATCTGCATTAAATAGCGAAATAAGTGCAGCACGCCTAATACCACCAGCGAGAACGGCATCAGCAATATAACACACAATATCATGCGCTTCCAAAGTCGTGAGTTTTTCCCCATTTTCTTTCTCCCTCAATATTCCTTCAATCTTTAACAAGCACTCTTTAAGTGGCTGTGGACCTGGAGCTTTTCCACCTGATGTTACTAATTGTGCACCCTTATGTCTGATGTCAGAATAATCGAATTCAATTCTACTTCCGCCTCCATTCATATATGACTTCATAAGAACTTTTACTGCATCTGCCCAGCCCTCAATTGAATCACCGATTAGGAACCGTCTAGCTCTTTTAGGATATGGCTGTTGAATAGCTGGCAACTCATCAACATGTTGACGTTGTACAGAAAATCCAACACCTGTTCCTCCTAGTAGTAAGAACATACATTCAGCGAATGAGTCGATGTGACTTATAGGCATAAAAGCACAGTTATAGATTCTATTAGGAGCTACTTCAATTGGCTTACCACCAAATTGCATTGATCTCATCGACGGCAAGATCTTCTTATCATACACCAACTTATATACTTCTGAAATTTCATCCTTTAATTTAGGATATTTCTTTACATGCATATTTTTGTTTCGTGTTACTAACTCTTCCCAAGTCTCTCGTCTTGATAACTCAGGAATATATTTTGCATACTTCATATAGACTGTTACGTCTGATAGAATCTGGCTGGATAATTCCATTGGCTGTTCCCTTTTGATTGGTTGTTACTTATTTTTTTTTGGTGTAATAATAATTATCAGTATATACGTATATCACTGTAGATTCTCAAATGGATCTTTTGACTTTTCTGCAGGTGGCTGTACTTCTTTATACTTGTTTGCTAATCTCTTTCTCATCGCTTCAGATCCTTGGTCCATTTGACCTTGTGCACTCTTACCTTGCACAGATGCTTGCTCGAATATCTGTATTTGACCGTTTGACATATTCATCTTACTAGGGAATGTTATACCATCTGGTCCAAATCTATTTTTAATAACGTGAAATCTTCCTGTACCTGCTATCTTATCTTCAATCTTTCTAGATAGTGATATTACAAAATCCGCCGTCATTATCTTTGAATATGATTCTGCAATTTTCTCTGCACCGATGACATCATCATCTAATGCTGACCTATTTGCTTGTGATGCTGTCCATATTGGCAATTCATACTCTCCAGCCATCCCTCTTAAATCTTCATAAATATTACCTAACTCATGCCTAATTTCTTTACCTGTACCACGTAGTAGATCAGCGTAATCTACAATAACTAGATCAGGCTTCTTACCTAGCATAGTACATCTATCTAAGTGAGCTTTTAATGTATTCACAGTTGCTGTTTTTGTAGGGAAATATTTTATAATTAAATCTCCGTCTAACTCATCAACTTTCTCTTTAATATTGTCTTGATAAAACTTTAAATTTTGTGCAGCTATACCTGTGAATACAGAATCGAATCTCAATCCAACATATGCTCCGTTTAACTCTAATGTATAATGGATTACCGTTTTACCAGCTCTCACCGCGCTTGCTGCAGCATTAACAAGTCCCCAAGATTTACCGATCCCAGCTGGAGCTACAAATACTCCTAATTCACCGGGCCCTAATCCACCATCCATTAAATCATCTACCGCATCCCATCCCGTAGGTGTTGTTTGACGTGTTGTTTCACTAAACCGATCATCTATATCAACCATATACTCATGACCGATATCTCTATCACTACCTGCTTTCATGGCATCATCGATACGAAACTTTATACCGTCGTAGTCACCACGCTGTAATAACTCTACAGAGTCCACAATTGCAGATTTTAATTTTTGATTTTTGCAGAATTTTAAAGTTTCATCTTTAACAAAGTCAACATCCTCTCCGTCGAAATTCCTAACAACTTCTTTTAAGGTATCTATAACAGACGCCTTTAATATGTCATTATCTATCGTATCAATTTTAACCTTCATCACATCTAATGTTGGTGATGTTTTATACTCATTAAAATATTCTTTAATAGATTGTACTATCCACTTATTTGCTTCAGATTCAAAAAACTCAGAGTCTAAGATATCTGTTATCTGTTGTAAAAATGGTTTATCTTTAAATAAAGCGGATAGTAGCTTTACCTGAAAATTGTAACCGTATATTTGAAATGTATCACTCATAGGCTAAATATATGAATACTTATTTAGTATTGCAACTTTTATTAAATAAATCTGCTTGCGCATCTAATACTGTAAATCTCTCACGCATCCAAAACTCTAAATTACGAAACGCTCCTCCTAAACTATCCTCTAACACCATTACCTTAAATTGCATTGGGTTTAACCTAGGTATGCTATTGTCTGCCACGTTTAAAATCTTAAGCTTGGTACTGCCACTAATGTCCACTTCATGTAATTGCATTAGCTTGTAGTTCATCTCTAAAACATCTCTATTCTCACGTATAGCTTGTAAAACCTTAATGTCAGAGTCCCCACACTCACTTACTATATCATCTATAGTTAAATGCTTATCGCTAAATAATGTAGGCAATCGCTTTTGTAGCGTTTTAATACCTGTACCTCTAATACCAGGAATATTATCTGATTTATCACCTGTTAGTGTTCTATATAGTAAGTAATTATGCGCAGGTACTTTATAATCTTCAGCAACACCATCTTTAAAATACAACTTCTTCTTTGTAGGTGACCAAACTGCAATCCTATCATCCACGAGTTGTATAAAATCTTTATCTGATGACATTATAAATATTTTACTATCTGTTAACACTTGTTTTGATAGATACGCTATGGAATCATCTGCTTCAATATTTTGAGGTGCTATTAATTGAACAGGTAATAACTCTAGATACTGAATTAATCTACCTAACTGCATTCTCATATTCTGATCTTCTGAATCTTTGTCTACAAATGAGTTAGTTCGATTAAGCTTTGTACGAACCATTCTATTCGCTTTATAATCCGGAAATAGCTTTCGTCTCCGTTGACTACCGCCTTTACCATCAAAGCATATAATAACACGGGTAGGCTGTAGCATCTTTATAGCATATCCTATTGATAGTAAGAATCCAGATATACCTCCAACATGTACTCCATTATCATTCGTTACAGGTGATACAGCAAAACTCCGTATAAAAGTATTTAATCCATCTATGATAAGAACTTTATCATTAGGCTCACTAGGCGTCACTTCACCTTCTTTCAAATTGTCGAACATCTTAAAATAATCTTTCTTCATAACTTCCTTTAAAAAAGCAGGGATCGATTAAGACCCCTGCTTGATGAGCTATTAGTTTATTATATTTTCTAGTGTACTCTAAGGCGCTCTCAAGCACACATTGGTTTCAGCTTTATAATAACAAGCATTACACTCTAACTAATATTACATATCCGTGCGGCTCCACTACACATCCACGTACTCATTTACCCTTCTGGTATCGGTTCTGAACTAATCTCAATATCATCTATTCCAAGATCATCTGACTTATACTCCATGATTAATGCATTGCATATTTTAGTGTATATTTCAGCTTTTACTTCTGGATGTGCTTCCATCAGTTTTTGAAAATCTTTAGATAAGAATTTATGAGCTTTTCCAGTTCCGTCTGTGTATGTATACCATGCACCTCCGGACGCTACCAGTTTTTGAGCTTTCATAACCTTAAGCCATCCTCCAAAATCATCAACTCCAGAATCGAAGTAGATTTCAAATTCAGCCTTTCTTAGCGGTGGTCCCATCCTATTCTTAACAACTTGTGCTTGAGTTTTCACTCCAATAGTTTCGTCAACACCGTTTACTTTAGCTTTAATCTGTCCCATTGATTTTAATCTCAATCTACAGCTTGAATGGAATGCAATAGCTTTCCCACCAGATGTTGTCCATGGATCTCCAAACATAACACCTAGTTTTTGTCTTAATTGATTTGTGAATACTAACGCAACTCTATTACGACCGACTAATTGAGTTATCTTACGCATTGCTTTTGATAATACAATTGCTTTAGAAGTAGCCCAACCATCTTTACTATAATCTGCTTCACTCTCGACAGCAGTTGTTGCTCCAGCCACTGAATCTACTACGATAGATACTAATCGATCTTTACTAGATTCTCGCACTTTCATGATAATATTCTCAATAACTTCAAATATATCTTCAACAGTCTCTAACTGAATATATAACATATCCTGCACATTAACACCAATGCAGCGTAAGAACTCTTCGTTCATAGCATTCTCAGTATCAATAAATACCGCTAAGCCGCCTTGCTTTTGCGTGTTCGCTAATAGATGTGCAGCAAGTAATGATTTCCCACTACCCTCTAGACCAGTTATTTCAGTAATTCTACCAACTGGTATTCCTCCATTAGGACGATTCGCAATTGCAAGGTCTAGCATAGAGGATCCTGTGGATATCCACTCTGTTAAATCAGTGGGTGTATCTTCAGAACCATCAAGAAAGTAAGCAACTTTATAGTCTTTGAATTTTTTGTTTAAACTGTCAGCTAGCACAGATGCTAACTCATCTCTTTCACTCTTAGCCATATAAAACCTTACGAGTTAAACAATTCGTCAAACGCTTGGTTTACATCATCAACTTTACCTGCTCCTGATGTTGCAGTTGCAGTAGCTTGAGGTTGAGCTTCAGCCTCGCTTGACTCTGGATCTAACCATTCACCTAATGCAGCTTTAAGATCATCATACGATACCTCTTTAAAGATTTCAGTGATATTCTTTTGACCATTCATGATACCGTCAGCGATATTCTTATCACCTGTAGCAGCTGTTTGATTCGGCTTAACGCGAATTGCTGTTTTAGGGTAAGACCCTGCTCCTTCAGCAGCTGTAAATTCTACTGAAACATCTCTACCATTTACTGGATCAGTAATATCACCATAATCTGGATCAGAGATAATGCTTAATAACTCTTGATAAACAGTTTTACCGAATCCCCAGAACTTAACACCTTCAGACTCTTGACCACGAACGATAACAGGAACATAAGTTCTCATTTTCGGCTCCATCTTACGAGCCATTTGCCAGTCTTCTTTATTACCAGTAGCCTTAAGCTGCTCGCAAAACTCTACTACAGGGTCTGCTTTACCAAATGTTACAGGTGATAAATAGGTCCTCTTCCCTAGATTGTAGTGAAAGTATAATTCCTGGAATGGATTATCTTTGTTAAATTGATAAGGTACGATACGGATTGTTTGTTTACCTGGTTCAGGCTTCCATAGATTGTTTTGTTTTCCCGTTTGGGATTGCAAGTTAGTTAATTTCTTGCGAATAGCGTTTAAATCAATTGCCATTGTTTACTCCTTAGTTTTTAATTATTAATTGTTAATTGCCATTTGTTACTGTAATAAATATCGGTCAATCAACTTTACAGTTGTAAATATAAGAAATATAGTTCATATAAAAAACTCTACTTCCATAAAATTTGTATTAATATTAGTGTTGTTGCTAATATTAAGCTTATTAACGTTTTTGTACTTAATCCCTCTCCCATAAAATACCAAGTACATGCAGCCATAACTATCATACCTGATCCGAATCCTATAAATCGACCTGGCCATAATAAGCCATCGAATCCGTGAACTACATATGTTGTAGCTTTAATTAAAATATATGATATGGGAAGTCCACATGTTGCTAATATCCATGGATGCTCTTTGCACCAATGTGATAAGAACTGAGAGTTGGTTTGAAACCAAATCATTAACTGGCCTACAGTAAATAGTAGAAATCCGATTAATACTTGATTCATGCTACTATCATGTTATGAAACCACAGTGTTGCACTAAACAATACTACTGCTCCAATTAATACTGATAATCCTAATAACGCTTCTTTATCTGTCTTATGCATAACTTATTTATTTAGAATTTGTAGTTTGAACTCTTCCAGGCTCTGTCGACTTTACTGTTCGAACATTAAACCCTTTCTCTAACATTTTTAAAACTTCAGACGTTACGTCTTTTCCTGTTTTTTTACACTTTATAACCATATCTTAAACTTTAACTTCTATACCTTAATATAAGAAGAATATCTCAGGGAGGCAACTATTTTACAGGTTATTCTCCGAATTCGTGTCGAAAATCATCCGACTCTCCTACTGTAGTTAATAT